ACCTGTTTGACGGTTGTACTTAGCCCGACCTTTTGCAGTCAGACCAGCACCTTTGCTAACAGGTAATTTTTCACCACGGCCAACACTAAGGTTGGGACCACGCTTACGCTTTTTGCGCTCTGCCATTACCTTAGAACCTATTACAGATTAAAAGTAATAGTGCCGCTGGTGACGAAGTTGCAGGTAGCAACAACTAGATCTCCTACGGTAGACGAAATGTCAAAGCTGGTAATAATTCCAGAAAACTCTACAGAGTTGGAGCCAGAACTAGTGCCAGTCGTGAACAACTCAAACTTTGCGTCTGCCGTATCGCTCCCGTTAAGAACTTCAGCAAACAATGTGTCTTGAGTTGCACCAGTTGTGGCGTCGTTGTCGTAAACCAACTCAATCGTGCCAGAGCCCGATACAACGCTGCCAAGAGTTTTGGTGAAGGTGTCTCCCTGCTGAGTGGCTTCAATCGTACTCTTGGTAACGTTTAACGTCCAACTGCGAGTACCGGCAATAGCAACAGCAGCTGTAGAGCCACTGCCGTCAACATCAAAGCTGACCGAGCCTTGGTCTCCTTGAAGGATGGACATGATTAGACATAAGGAAGGGTCTATACAGTTGATTCTAACCGTTCACAACCCACAAGCCATCTCAGGACTTCTTCTTTTTCGCCTTGCGGCGGCGATGTTGGTACGAAATCTTCTTTGAACTTGTCTTTTCTCGTTTGAATCGAGCTTTTTCTGCAGGACTCATCTCACCAGTTGTTTTTGGTGTTTTGCCTGACACTCGCTTAGATGGTCGGCACGCTGGATACGCTCTATCCTCCCCTTTCGAGCGCCCACAAGGCTTCCCGGTCTTTACATCGACCCATTTCTCGTCAAACCATCGGCCAAGACCACCACGGCCTTTACTTTTTGGTTTTGCGGGTTTTCGTGGTTTTTTTCGTTCCGCCACTAGCTTTTGTGGTGTAAGGGGCTCTGCCTAGCTTGGCCATACGCGCTTTGTATGTGCGTACCAACCACGCATTTGCATACGCGCTCGGATACACCGCAAATTTACGCTTTGCCTCAGCCTTTACACGGTTGTAAAGCGCCTTGTTGGTTGGGACGTTTTCACTTGCCACAGCTACACCGCATCTTCTTGCTGCCCTTCTTCATACCTTTCTTTTTGCCGTTGGGCTTTTTCTTGCCACCGGCTCCGTAATGACCAGGCATGACAACTAAGCAATGGAATACACCCAGTTTAACTGCTCTTACAGGCGTATTCCAGCGTTACTTGACGCCGACTGCCCTCAGGTGACTTCCAACGCGAAAACTTGACCAAAATTGACGGGTCCAGCACCTCCTCAGGTGGCTGCAACGTCCGCCAACGATGGTCACACGTTTTGCAGGCACGGTCTCGCACAAAATCTCCGTCCTGTGAGGTGTACTTGCCGAGAACACGCGTTTCATTTGACCCGCACTTGGGACAGAGAGGCGCGTTCAACGGACGAAACATCCTTAATACAGGCGGTATGACGTAGTTCCCATGGCCTCAGGCTTGGCCAAGTTGAACTGCTGCAAAACAAGATACCCGAAAGCGTCGAACGCATGGTCCACTCCCAGATTTTTGTTAGGAAGACCAGTGCCTGGTGCGTAAGTCAGCGTTCGCAACGACTTGATCAGCTCCTTACACCTCGGATGAATCTTGACCCTTCGCGTTCCAGAAGCATCCATTAGGCCCGTGTTGACCGCTGTGATCTTGTCGCGGATCTTCCAAGGTGATCTGGGGCTTTGAACCGTGAAACCGCTGCGCCTGAGGATTGCGTGGTCCGTTACGCCCACACCACTGGTCTTCCTGGCTCCGCCCGTAGGGTCAGGGCAAGCAATAACTCGACGATCCACCCCATACCTACGGGTGACCTCCTCCGCAAAATCCCAGGTTGTGGCCCCGCCCGTCAGCATGATTTCGTCAAACACGTAAAGCGTGTCCCGATCTTTTACCGCACAGATGCCGCTCATTGGATCCACGTTGAAGTCAACGCCTAGCAGCAACGGCTGAATCAAAATATCCTTTGCTTCCGTCGAAATGTTGTCATCAGAAAAGCTGATGGCCACCAAACCAGTTAGGTTCTCGAAGGACGCTTCGAATTCCTGGCGGAACGTGCGCGAATCAAGTTGAGCGCGGGCTGCTTCGACCTCCTGCTTGCTGACGTTTCCTCCTTCAATCGTTGTGTAGCTCCATCGTTGCCATTCGTTCGTTTCGTCGTCTGGGACATAACACCACAAGTCGTAAAACCAGCTAGCTGTACCGTCTGGCGTCGAAATAAACAACGCCCAACCCTCTTTATCCGCTAATGCAGGTCGAATCACCTCAAACCACACCTCCGAATCCATAAATGCCGCCTCATCCAACACCACACCGCTTAAACTCCGGCCCCGCAAAGCCATCGCGTTTTCAGTACCCTTCAATTCAATCGTTGAACCGTTAATTAGCTCGATTCGTAGGTCGGTTTCGTTCTTTGTGTGGATCCAAACCTTCGGAACTAGCTTTTTTAACGCTCGCCAAGCAATATCTTTGGCCATCCGGTAAGTCGGGGCACAATAAAAAAACGTCTCGCCGGGCCTGTTAAGCGCTCCACGAAGTAGCTCGACGCATGAAAGGTACGATTTGCCGAATCGACGCCCGGCAACTAAAACTCGGAAGCGTTTGTCGCTTGAAAAAACTTGGCCCTGTGCCCATCTCAGGCTTACGGGCTCTGCTTTGGTGCTCATAGCTAGTACATTACACAGGTTTTCAACCCCTACCCCCCTTCAAACGGCCTTAGCAAGGGGTAACATCAGGGAACAGCAGTCAAATATGCAATGAATCCCGGACGCTCGCCTGACGCTGTTATAGAAGCCCGTAGGCGACGTTTATACAAACGCCAGCTAGACGGACTGTCTGCTCGGGCGCTTGTTTACGACCACGCAGAAAAAGAACAAATCGGAATCGCTACTGCTTGGCGCGACTGGTCAGCCATTCAAGAATGGAATGAAGACTGGCAGCGCGACCGTGACAAAATGCTGTCACGCTTGCAGCACATGCGCACCAAACTATTTCATCAAGCTCTGAAGAAAGGACAGCTGCAGACCGCAAGCCAAGTTCTTGATTCCATTGGACGGGTGATTGGCGAGTCCGTTGAGACCGTCAACATTCAAGCCCCCGAACTTAAGATCTCCATCGAAGATAAGGGCGACTGATCTCCACGATCACAATTTCAGACCCCTGCCCCCACTCAAGGGGGCTTTTTTATTACACGAGTGCTGTTAATCAGATATATGTTTAAGGTACCCGCGTTTGTATACGTCGATTGTAAACTGCCACCCCACCCCCTGTCTGTATCGGTTGCTACAGTATTGGATATATCAACAAATGTAACAAGTTGACTCCATTGGAGTCAGACTCCATTGATCCGTGATAGGATGTATACATCCAGGGGGGAGGAGTTACCCACTCCACCGCTTGGTAAGTGTCACCACTAGCGTGATACAATAGCTAGGCAGGCGTGACAGGTCTGCCGCAACCGCACCTTGAAAACTGCATAGGTCCACCTGAGAGCGATCCCGCTCCAATCGCAGCCTGCCTGGGTTCACCCTCGCAGTGCTGGCAACGGGCGGAGCGGGTTCACTGCCTCACAGCAGCGCTCTCAGTAAGGGACGAAAACTAACTCCACTAAATCCACCATGGAAACTAGACGCACCACGCACTACAAAGCGCGGCAGGGCACGATCAAGCTATGGGCCAGCTCGATTCGGGTGACCGATGGGAGCGGCGACGTGGTTGAGATCGATTACGAGTCCAGTGCATTCAAGACCGCTCTATCGGACTATGTGACCAACTCGCTTAGCAAGACTGAGCAGCAATCATTGATTGCGTTGTGCACTAACACGATTCGAGAGCGCGAGGAGCGCGAGGCCAAGTGGGCAGCGGAGGCCAAGTGATGACACTTGAGACCTTCGCTACCCGCTCGTTAATCGCGTTAACTGTTGCGGCTTCAGTCTGGCTGTTCTTTTATCAGCCGGACTCGAGTCGCTCCAGTTTCAGCCATAGCGGCACTCAACCTTACGTTCGGGTGATCCGCTGATGAGCTACCTAGTTCAAGTCTGGCGAGGAATCCCACAGTGTGGGGGCCTCGGGTGGGTAACTTATGGCGGTCCGGTAAGTGAGGCTAGAGCTTATGAGCTTCTGGCCTTATCTCAACGGATCCGACCACAGCATCCCCACAAGTTGGAAACGATCTGCCCCGGATAATCCGGGGTTCTTTTTATGTCACTCAACTCTACGTATTTTCACCTGTCGCGAGTCTCGTCCAATAAGAAGACGGGACCAATTGCAGTCACT